TATCATTCATTCGTTCATCAATAAATTCACAGAATTTAAAAACGACCCCGGCGCCAGATAATTCTTTATTTGGATAGTTATCTATCTAATTATTTATTATGCAAGCGTAAGGCGATTCGACAGGAGTAACGTGATGGTCTAAAACAAGAACATCTATTCCTTTATCGAATAAAATTTTATGTTCATCTATCTAATTGCTTCCTGCATCTGGAACAATTACAAGAGAAACATCTTCTGGTATAGTATCAATTATAATTCCATGTTGCTTCTCAGAGTGAATACGATACTAAACGTAGGTTTCTGTATAATTTGGAAACCTATCATGCATCCAGTTTATAAGAATGGCGGCACTCGTAAAACCGTCACAGTCAGCATCAATTTGAATAAAAATTTTATGCTTTTGGCCGATATGCTTTGCCAGCATAGAAGCTCCTTTGTACATATTCTTTAATAAAGCTGGATCTAGTATGTCTTCTTCTGTGGTATTAACGTAATGAGGAATATCCTATATTTTAAATCCTCTATTAACTAACGTCTATACGATTGGATCTGTATAAGTTTGAGGAGCAATAAGAGAATATTTCATTTATTTTCTCCCTCTATTATTTTTAATTTTTCTTTTAATTAGATTAATCATTTTAGTCAAAGTATTACTCGTTCTTTGAATAATGTTAAAAATTTATCTTTATCTTCATCTATTGGAGAAGATTTTAATTGAGTTATTTTATTCCTGTCACAAATAAAACTTAATAAAATATCTTTTTTATATTGTTCATAAAATTTTTTATATCTTTTCTCCATTGCGACAAATTTTTCATCTCCAATATCAACGAAATCTCTATCAAAAGCAATGATAATTTCTTTCGCTCCACAATATTTTAATAAAAATACTTGATATGAAGATAAATTACTTCCACAACACGCCACAGATATATCATTTTCATATCCAAATTCTGTTTGATACCTTAAACAAGCTTTTTCACTTTCAAAAACGATTGCTTTTTCAAAAATACCAATATTCTTTTTACTATTATTAATATTATATAAATTCATACCAAGAGGATGATTATATAATATATTGTTTATTTTTAATGGTCTATATTTACCATATAATTGAGCATCTTCTATTGATAACGATCTTCCTCTCAAACCTATAAATCGAGAATTTATATCAAAATGAGGAATTGTTACTTGCCATTGACCAGGATAAAATCCTATTTTATTATGGCGCATAGCGTCAATACTAATTTTATCTACTAGCCAAGGTTCTATAATTGCATTATAATTAAAACAATCTAATATATTTGAATCAAATTCTGGCAAATTAATAATAGTGTCTGGTAAAGATTGAAGCTTATTTATTTCTTCATATCTATCATAAACGATATCTTCATCGCTTTTTTCTAATTCGCCTATATCAACATCTTTACCAGATAAACCAAATTTATTAACAACCCACAAAACAGCATCATTTAAGTCCATGTCTTTACTGTAGTTAAGTTGCATTATTTTTATTATTAACTGGAAGATGTCAAAAGTTGACTCTTCACAACCGCCAGTATAACATTTAAATAATTTACTATTTTCATAATAATACAACTTATGACTACAATCTTCACCAAACTTATGATGACAAATTGTTAAAGATACTAATCCAAAATTTGTAACTCTTGGCTCTCCGCCAAACTCTTGCAAAACATCATATATATCATCTGATGTTAAAGAATTTCTTACTTCTTTTTTATCATAAACAATCATGCTTGCAAAAACTCCTCACTTTGAACTGCTACTTTAACATTATCTATTTTAATTAAATTATAATTATAATCTGTCGCAAACATTGGATTAATTCTACAAGTTGATAAATCTGCAGAACACCATAAATATATTCCTTTATATCTTCCTCGTCTATTTTTATAAACCGATATTTTTAATTGCGGATTCGAGAAGTGACCAGCATCTAAGACTGGTTTTAACGATTCAACATCTTCACTTGTCACTTTTAAAATCAATGATCCATAATCTATTTTATCGGCTATTGCTTTTGCACCTCTTAACAAGTTCTGGTCAGGTGTCTCGGCATGATCATAATCACCACTTAATTGAGTTGCTGACAAGATAAAAACACCATACTGATTACATATATCTTTTAATTTTGTAGATAACATAAACAATATATTATCTTCTCTTAATTTAACTCCACCAGAACGACGAGTTATTTCTTCCAAAATTTTAAGACTTGTATGAATATAATCATGCATTATATATGTAACGCCATGATCACGAATATTTTTCTTAATTACATTTTCAATATCTCTTAAAGAAAAATCTGGTAATTCTTCAATATAAACAGGACTTTCCTGAAGAACTTTTGCGGCCTGAAATACCCTAATCTCTTCATCACCTATATATTTACCATTTAATATATGTTCCTCATCTACATTCGCTAAAAATGCTAACATCATTGTTTGAACTTCTTCAAGCTCTTGCTCCGTTGTTATAAACAATGTCGGCTGATGCGCACCTACTTTTACCCAACCTTCCATCGGATCATACACTTTATCACAACCAAGCATACATGTGTCCGCAATCATACTACGAGTTTTACCAACACCGGTCGCCGCACTCCGCAAATATAATTTTTTAAGCCTTGCGCCTCTTGTGATTGTATTGATCATTGATCCATATAAAGGTAAACCTACTTCTGGAAACTCTTTAAATTTTTCTATTAACGCTTCAATTCCTGTTCCAGCTTGATATAGCTCACCTTCATTCGATTCAATAAATTTACTACGAACTTGAGATATTTTATCATCTATTCTATCAGCTATATCAACTAAACTTGAACTATCAAGATATTCTTCTTGAGCCTGCTTTTTCTTCGCATCTATAATATTATCAGGATCATATATATCTGAAACATCGACCCCAAAATTATCATAAGCTCTTAATAATGTAAATTTCTTCATTCTTTGATAATAATAATCAAAAGAATCTTTATCTTTACAATTATCAGAAGCTTTCAGTAGCCATTCATCACCTTTTGCATTTTTATAAATTGCTTCATTCTTTGGTCTTGAAGATAAAAAATCTGCTATTGTTTGTAAACTAATTTTCTGAACACCTTGTTGCCATAACTTTTGGATTGTACCAAAAATTATTTGATGTACTTTTTCCGGAAAATCATCTTCAACAATATTATATTTATCTTCATAATCCAACAGAAAGGGATGATTATAAACAATACCTATTACATTGATGATGGCGGTCATATCTACATATTTACTCGTTGCCATCTTCCACCTCATCATCATCTAAAAAATCAAAGCTACTTTTTTTCTTAACTTTTCTTTTTGGCGGTTGGATTACTACACTTATATCTTTTGGCATATAATCTGAAATATTTTTTCCTTTGTTTATCTGTTGCGCCAACCATATTCCATAAAAATAATCGTTACTTTGTTTATAAATATATGGAACTATACCAATCGATCCGTTTGAATCTGCGATTGAATTTTTTTGTATCTCATACCAATATATTAAACTTTTTAAAATACCAGTATAAGTATAATTATATTTACTTCTATAATTGTCTATTAATCCTTTTGTTCTTATATCAATTTCTGAAACATGAAATAATTTTTTTATATACGATTCGAGTGCTATTCTATCTTTTTCTTCTTGAGTTTTTCTTGCCTCTTCCTGCTTTACGCACTCAGGATGCGCAAAACGACGAGCACTTAAAGCCACAAAATCGACTTTATCTCTATCAAATTCTTTTTTACAATAAACACATTTTACGATATGCAATTTGCGCACCTCCTCTTATATATATTATAACATAAAAAAATAAAAAAGTCAAATAGACACCACTCTACTTGACTTTATTGTAAAAGAAACACAGTCTCTTATTTTACCATTGTACCTTTAATTTCATCTATAATAACAGAAATAAGTTCTGCCTGATTTCTACTCGTTTCGCTAACCTTACGGCCCTTGCCAAGAATTTTTTCTACAATTGCTCTAATCTTTGGCGGATTATCTTGCGGATCCTCATCTACAAGACGTTTAGCCAAATCGCCAAACTCTGTAACGAGTTTGTCATAGTCAAAGGTCGGCGCCACGATAGCTGTGCTACCGCGCTCATCTGTTACGAACTCATTATTAAAACTCTTTGCCTCTTTATCAATAGCTTCGTTTAAAGCATCGACAAGAGCTTGATATGAAAATTCTGGAAGCTCAGAAACTATATACTTAAATCTACTTCCTGTATCTACACTATTATCATCTGACCTAAGAATCATCTTAACCTTGCTGGTTCCATTATCATTATACTTTGCAGCATAGCAATAAAGGTCAGCCATATTTTTGGCGATTTCATTGAAAGAAGAAGGGCAAGAAGGAATGATCTGATTATAGGAAGTCCCATCTTTTCTCTTGAACTCTTTTTCTTTCGCATGAGAAATAAAGACAAGAGCATATCCAAGCTGTGTTATTGTCCTAAACACATCTTCGAACTCTTTCTTAGCCATTGCCCAACCGCCGCCATAGGGGACGTCGCCGAGTGTATCTACATCAGCTTGCTGACAAACATATTTTTCACACAAGCCAGCAGCTATATCTATCGTATCTACTATAACAGACTTGTAGATTTTCTGAACTTCAGGTTTGCGGAGTTCTCTTACAACACTTTTAAGATCACTCCAGCTTGTTATATCTTGAGCCATAATACCGGGAATAGTATTATAGCCTTTTTCAAAAGCAA